TCCTAGATACTCGTTTAGCCACTTTTTCAGGGAAAGGCTTTACCCACGGTTCCTTTTTAAAAAAACTCATCATATGCTCCATCTTCAGGTACCCAGGCTTTTCTGCCTTTCATAGCATCTAAGAATAGCCTATCAATAGCGTCTTCGTCATCAGGCGCCACATTTGGGGTTTTATAAAACACCCCACAGTAATAACCAGGCTCAGTAAACGGAGCTCTAAATACTAAACACTTTCCCTTCCTATACGGGAAGTCGGTTTCTTGGGTAGAACCTAATTCTAAAATGGGTAGGGCTTTTTTATGCCAGTATCTAAGTTTGCCAACATATAGTGGTCCGATTGACTTCATATATTAAAACTCCGTATCTGCCTGCATTCTTTTTGATACCTCAGCTGCATAACTTAACATCTCTTTAGAAGATGCGGAAAGTCCACCATCCTCTGGTAAGTCTGAGACGTTTGCTGGTCCCATGTCTGGCCATTTGTCTAAGCCGCTTTCTCTTAGATATTTACCAGTTGATTCTGTTGTCTGTAAGTTTTGCCAATGTATAGGTGGGCAATTTCTATACTCCCACCAAGTACCGTCTCTAAATACCACATATAAAACTTTAGTTTCTGAATGATAAGCAATTGCTTGCGCTCTTGGGCGTGAAGGGTTAGTAGTGTTAGCAGACCTTTGTCTAAACCCCTGAGAGATTTCCATGGGGATAGCGGCAGAGAACGCCTTATCAACTGGAGATTGAACGCCAAGTTTTTCAGCAAATGCCTGAGATAGGTTTAGTACTCGATTTGCGTTATCGGCGGAGCGTTTGTAATAACCGCTATTCTTCTTCGGCATCTTCGGCTACGTCCTCGCAAACATGGTCTTTAGTCTCAGACTGTAGCACTTTTTCAAAACAACGGGCACAACGCATTACGCGTTCAAAGTTATTTTGAACAGTGCCGCCAATAGGTACATCTGACCCATCTTCATCATAGGCAGACTGATAGTCAGTGACTATCCTCTGTTCCCTAAACAGTTCTCTAGGAAAAGGGCCCTGAGGCTCAGTTATACGGTCTGGTACTGGGTGTACCTGTACAGCCTGTTTTCTAATTACCTTCATCTGCCGAAGACGCTTCTGCTTTTGCTTCAGCCTTCTTCTTTGGTTTATCAGAGTCTGGAAGCTGTTCAACTAATGGAAAGTGACCAGCCTCAGCTCTTTGCAGTAGCCAGGTTGGAAGACAGTCTGTGCAGTAGTTAACAGGGTTTACACCTGGGTCTGCACATGTATAGGATGCGGAGTTATCGCAGTTATCGCATTGAGTTTTGCTTGCCATGTGTCTTCCCCTTACTTCTTCTTAGCTGACTTTTTAACTTCAGCTGCAATTTTTTTTGTAATTTCTTTTGCCGCAGCGTCTGCAATGCGACCAAATGCTGGGTCTTTCTTATTTACCCAACGAAGTGCAACAGGCACTAATGATGCCCATAGTGCGTTAGCAACTAAAAGCCATTCTGATGCACCGAACTCAAGAGGGGTTGCAACTCCACTTGTCTGCATGACAATCATCACGGCACCAATAACTTGACCAAGCAGGTTACGTGCATAGGACTCAATCATAGCTTTATTCATGTTATCTCCTTATTTTACTGGCTGCTTGCAAGTAGGACAGATATTACTTTCAGCTGGGGCAGCAGCAGGTGCTCCAGCAAATTTTGGACGGCCGAAACCAACGATTCCAACCTGAAGTTTCTTAGCATTGTTTTTCTTATAAGCGCGAATTTTCTTGCAGCACTCGCCGCCGTTGCGCTGATTACCTTTAGGGTCTCCTGCTGTGTTTCCTTCTACGCAGGTTACAGTTCCGTCACCGTTATCTTTAATAACAATACCTACGTGAGAAATGCGGTCTACGCCGTCTGCGGGAAAATCAAAATATACGATATCTCCAGGCTGTGGATTATCTTCATGCCAGCGACCAGTTTTTTTAAAAGCTTCTGCGCCTGCTGGGGTATAAACAGTATTAGGAACTTTAACGCCAGCTTCATTGGCGCACCACATTACAAAGCTGCCACACCATGGCTGATAATTTGCTTTTGTAAATTTGCCATACTTGGTCTCATTGTCTTTAGGACCTTCAATATAGCCAACCTCGCCAAGCGCGACTTCTACTAGTCGGGCGGCGGTACCTTGTTCTGCCATCAAAATCTCCTTTTAGGTCACCTACTAGTGTGCCCCAGGAGAAATGTAATGTCAGGCTAAATTACTCTTTTCCGTCTTCTAGGTGCTGGGTAAAACGCCCCTCTAGACGGGCTACCGAGATGCGAAGGTCGGTGAGCTCCAAGTGAATCTTATTAACGGTGTCTTTTATTGAGGAGCCTCCATTGGGCTTCAACTCGTGAACAAAGTTCTTTAGATAATTCTTTAATATCCATGATGTAGCCGCAATGATTGCGGCTCCAAAAGCTGACAAGCTAGCTAGCGTAGCGGCCCATTCTGCAAAAGACATTTACTGCTCCCCATGGTAGTTTAAATTAGAATACGCGTGTATGTTGTCCGTGTAGCAATAAAATGCAGAAATACCGTATTTATATTAAATACTGAGATTTTAATTATGTCAGCGTAAAAAAATTATTTTTTCTATGCGTGGCTTAACTTGACCGTTGCTGTAACTCTGTGGCAGTCTAGAACCTGAAAGGCTCCAGCAATGGAGCCTTTTGCCACTACTGAGAGGAGCAATCAAATGCTTAATATCAGCAAAGAGCAAAACAGCCAACTGGCAATTATCATGGTTTATGTCATGGTACTGATTGGTAGCCCATTTGTAATTGCAGCAGCAAGAGCGGATGTGGGTACACAAGAAGCGGTACGACCTATAGTCGTAGTCGAAGACCCGTTAGCTGACTTTAAGAATGCCAAGTCGTTAGACAAGGCGGAACTTAAAGACCTGCTTCAAGCAGTCGGGTTTGAGGGAAAGGCCCTCAGGACTGCTTGGGCCGTAGCGATGAAAGAATCGAACGGCCGACCTATTGCCCACAACGACAATACGAACACGGGAGATAACTCATATGGCATCTTCCAAATCAATATGCTTGGTGACCTAGGAGCGGATAGGCGAGAAAAATTTAACCTACAAACTAATAAAGAACTCTTTGACCCCGTGACTAACGCAAAAATTGCGTATCACATGTCAAATAGAGGAGCTGACTGGACATCGTGGAAGGTGTACCCAGGGCAGACAAATGGAGAAAGATTTGAAGACTTCTATAAGGAGTTTCCGACAATAAACTAGCTTAAAAGAAAAAGCCCCCTGCAAACCAGCAGGGGGCTTTTTATTGGGCCGCTATTAAGAAGCGTTAGCCCATGGGGTGATAGTAATGGTTGCGGTTGTAGCAACGCCTGCTGCACCAGCTGCAGTGCTCTGGGTCTTGATGGTGCCGTTAGCTCCACCGAGAGTGCCAGTAGCATTTACCCCAGTCGTATCGGCAACTGTGAAGCCTGAGCCAGAGATTGTAATCTGACCTGCGCCTGCAGAGCCTGTGACAGTCCAAGTTCCAAGTGCATATGCTGGAAGATTCACAGGGCTTACGCCAGCTGGAGTTCCTGCAACAATTGTAATCTTAGTACCTGTTGGGTAGTTGGTGTTTGCGCTAGTCGCGTATACAACAGCCACTGTAGCGCTTGTAGCGTTAAAGCGGGTGATGTCGGTGCGTGTATTAGCTGCGCCAGCTGCTGTGGTGATGTTAGCCAACTCGTAACCAGCATCACGTAGTTCGTCAATAGCTACTGCTGTGGTATCGCCAAGTACGCTAGGAACGATAATGTTTCCAAGACCTACGCCATCAGCTGCTGTTAGAGCAGTTGTTGACTCAACCTTACCGCGCTGACCAGTAATTAAGCCGCCGTTAGCAGCGTTAGTTACTGTGAACTGAAGAGCGTTTGCGCTAGCTACAGTTGCGCTTGAAAGGTTGTAAGAAGATGCGGTAAGACCAGTAATATTTACAACATCACCTGCAGCTAATTTGTTCTGTGACTTGTAGGTTACGGTTGTTCCGTTACCTGAAGCTTCAGTAACCATATAGTTACCTGCGCCTGCAGTAAATGTTGGATAGCCTGACCATCCAGCTTCTACGTTTGCGTGATTGTCAAGAGCTGCGTCAAGACGAGCGCTTGCTACTTTTGTAGTCTGTGCCCAACCGTAATCGCCAGTTGAACCACCAGTGTTGGTGATTGTAGCCGCACGGTCGTCGTTTGGCTGCATAGGGAAGTTGCCCCATACAAAATCGACGGCCTGTCGACCTGAAGAATCTGTTGCCATTTTGTACCTATTCTCTAGAGTGGTAGTGAACGCCTGATATCGGGGGCGCCTTACCTATTGTCTAAGAGTATTTACGGTCTGTCAGGCTTAAATACTGGTGCGTCTGGAGAGGGTAGAGGGGGCATGCCGTTTCTGTTTGGTCTTGGTGGCATTCCCAAAGCTTTACCTCGTGCATTAACCGTATCGTAGTAAGCGTCTGACATATCTAAGAAACGCTCATCTATTTCAGTCACTTTAAAAAATTCTTTTACTTTTTCTATAGGCACGTCTTCTAACCCAGCTAGAAGTCTGCCAAGGTGGTTAGTAGCCCTTAGTACATGGTCCCAATAAGCGTTTTCTCTTTCATCACCCCAAGGCCGTAAAGCTGCCTTTGTATAGTTTCGTCCCCAAGAATCATGGTGTTGATGAAAAACGTCTCTGGCCCCAATTGCGTATATAGACCAACCCTTTGAAAACGTTCTTATAGATTGATTGAACTCCTCAGTACTAAAAGCCCCAATCCCATCTACTCCGACTTCATCTATCCAAGCTTTTGGAGCAAACATGTACATACAAGTGGTCCAATATGTTTTTGCAACCTCTGTTCCAGTTAATTCTCTATACCCAGGAAATTCATATCCTGGAACTAAGTCTTTATACCAAACAGCTCTTTGTCCAAACTTGTTGGTTTCTAGTTCTATATCTACATTTCCTTCTTTATCTATAAAATAAGAAGGAGGCGCATAGCAAATTAATACTTTTTCTTCTGAAAACGCCGCTTCTATATATTTATAGTTTTCGTACCCCCTTATATCCCACCCTTTACGAGCTCTAGAATGGGAATCAAACTGAACAAAGTAATCATAGTTAAAATCTACCTTTGTAGCTAAGTTTCTTGCCCAACACAGCCCGCCATAATATTTATCGGAGGAAAAATATCTGTAAATTAAATTTTTTTCTGGAATAAAAGAAAAATCTTTAGGCGCTTCATCCTCATCAACTAAAGAAAACACAATAGAATCTTTAAACTCGCAAGTGTCCCAAAGACTCCTCACAGTTTCAAAAAACTCTGGGTCTTTGTAGTTTACGATGCTTACCAGCAGTTTTGGGGTCATTTTTATTCCGTATCGTGGGTTGGGGCCCATTTATGAAGTGGACAGTAGGCTTTTGCTAGTTTTACTTTTAAATGCATAACACAACCACATTTTTTACATTGACCAGTAAGGGGCATTAACTCAGGACAAGACCTGCAGATAGACAACCTGTCTGAAGCAACGTCATCCGTTGCCCTAGGCTCAGAGGTTTTTAGTAAATCCCACGGCCTAACTGGTTTGGGGAGGTTTTTACCCTTATCACTGTTTCTAAATCTATCTGAAATTTTGCTCATTTAAATGTCTTCTTCTCCCACATATTTTCTTGATACATTCCTGAAAAGGAAGAGTTTATCAGATTTAGCCTATCACGAACTTCCTGACTTCTTTCCTCTACGATTTCAGAACTCCACTCTTCTCTTTTAAAGGGTATAGCCTGAGCAATAGGAGTTCCTCGTTTAATAATTCCTTTATAGTTTTTCTTTATGTGAAAAGGTAAAGCTCCAGCCGAAGGCATGCTGTCTGTGTCTATAATTCCAGTCATTGTTACAAAAGGAAGGTCTGGTCTATGGGCTGGGGTAATAATAAGTGTGCTATATCCCTCTGGGGTTACGGCGCACCAAAAAGGAACCCATCTTAAAATATCCTCACAAAGGTTGTCATCTATAGGGTAATCTCCAACCTGCTCTGGGTTGTGCGTTAATATAAACTCGTAACGAGGGTTTCTCCACTTTAATTGAATGTCTTTTGGATTTGTAGTGTCTATAAATATATCTACGGGACATAGAAAGTAATACCCAGTGGTAAACGTATCAATCATAGACATGCACTTCTTACCAGTTACGTTTAAAAAATGACCACCATTTGGAGAATCGTCAATAGCTTTTACAACTTCTGGCTTTTGAGTTAAGTAAGGCGGAAGCTTTCTAAACCATTCTGGCATCATTGTCCGAACGGGGACTGGAGGAGGAGCAAAACCTCCTACTTCCTCGTCAGTAGGATAAAACTTAATTACTGGCATTACATCACAGCGTTGTGTCTAGCCATTATTGTTTTGTAGTACTCCGCTCCTTTGGTGTGATACCAGTGGTCTGGTTCTGCATAGTGTAGAAATATCATATCTATTATATTTGTATCTTTTTCTGGATATGGTCCGCGCCAATGAAGTTGGTCTTCTCCATAAAAACACAAAGCTTGATTTGGTTGCAATATGTACTCTTTATCCTCAACGTACAGCGGCCACTCAACCATTTGTGTTAAACAAAGGTCAATCGTATATGTGCAAGCATTGCTGTCTTTATGGCGCAATAAGTTAGCTCTAGCACCTTTGTACTTTACGTAGCAAGCATATGTGGGTAGAAGAGTTTGGCTGTCAAATATATCTCTTGCTTTTTGCTGACATTCCTTTAATAGGTCGTCTGGCAAGGTACTTGACCCAGGTTTTAACATAAAACGGCCAAAACCTCTATCGTAACTAAGCTCATCCAAAGGGTAGTTAGTAACCGTTTCTACAACCTCTGCAAATCTAGTTGGCTCTAGCACGTCACTTACTATAATTGGGTCTTTTACAATTGGGCGAGTACCCATATCCGCATCATCAGAAAAATATTTCATAAATGAGTTGTGTCTTCCAGTATCCACATAACCACAGCATACTTTGTTCCATCAGTTACTGGGTGAGCTATATGTGCATAAATGTAGTTAGAAGGAAAGAAAATCATAGAATTAGCTGGTGGCTTTAACTTATACCCAAAGTATGGAAAGTCAATTTCTCCACCTTCATACTCATTATTAACATACCAAACTAAAGATAATACGCGGTTATTTCCTCCCCCAGCATCTGCGTGCATATCGTATTTTTGACCAGTTTGATATCGTAGAATAATAGGGCTTACTGGAATTTCTCCAGAATTTACCGTTGGGTAATATTCTTTATATTTGTTATACGCATCTTGAATGTTATTAATTAGTTTTACCGCTAACTGTCCTCCAGCATTTAAATCTGGATTTTCTAAAGTAGCCCAATCTGCTTGAAGATGAATAGATGAGTTGGTTCTAGCCTCATGTACTTGAGTTCCAGAGGTAGGAGAACCTACGGTAGCTCGTTTCCACCTAATTACTTTAGATGGTGAATTGCCTACTGTTTCTATGTCTTGTACTAGCTCTTTATAGTCAGGGACTATGTTCTCAAATAAAACTATCCCTGGTGCAACGATTTTTGATTCCATATTAGGTCCTTTACTTATTGTGAACTAGTATACCCTCTGCGAAGAACATATCATAGGGCTCGGTGCTAAGAGTACGAACTTTAAATCTAATGTTTGGAGCATAAGTAATGCTTGTTATAGGGACCCAAGTCTCTAAATCTCCATCAAACAAGAGGTCTCCTTCTACAAGCTGAGCGGCGCGAGTATAGTAATAGCGCCCATCAGCGGCTTCTTTTGCAACAAATGGGTGAGAGCCCGTTACATGAATTCTATTATTAATAGTGTAGCGGCCAGTTTCTTCCCACTCCCTGATATTAACAATTGTTGTTATATCTAGTTCACGATAGGTAAAGCTGTCTGAAGACCAAGTATCCACAATTAAGTCTGCGTTTGGGTCGTCTGGGTCAATCTCCTCAAAGCGTGCAGAAATAACCTGGTCACCAATTTTTAACTCAGATAACCTTTTATCCCCATTTGGAGTAGGAATCATGCTGTCAATAGATAAGCAGTAGTAAGGGTATTGCGGTCTTGGTGCTGCTGGAGGACCACCAACGCCTGTGTAGAAATACTCTGGCCACGGTGCAAATGGTCCTACTGGTGGAGTAGGGGTTACAACTACTGGTGCGGCAGTTGGAGTTGGTGCAGTTGTTGGCACAGGACCAGTAGGTATACATCCTCGACCAACGCCAGCAAATCCAGTGCCTGGAGGGCAACCAAAAGCGTCAGGTCCAGGAGCAGCAGTTGGAGTTGGAGCAGTAGTTGGAGTCGGAGCAGCTGTTGGAGTTGGAGCAGCTGTTGGAGTTGGAGCAGGTTGGCAGTTTCCTGGGTACCCCGAAGTTGGAACAAACGAGTCGGTATATATGCAATATGTGGTGTTTGCATCATAGGGACCGCTTGTGGTGCAAGGACTTCCAGTATTTCTTGGGGAACAGTAAGTGCTTCCGCAGGGGTCGAATTGATTTTGAAACCAAGTACCGTTATTGCAAAATCCTGCGTCGTCATCTTGGCAACATGTTACTGGTGGAGCAGTTGGAGTTGGAGCAGCACAGCCGTTAACTGTAACAACTCTTGGCGTTGTTGTTCTTCCACAACAAGGGTCTGTTTGGTTAATTACTAAATTTGCTCCAGAACAATAGCTAGTTCCAGTGTCTTGGAAACAACTTGTGCAGCCACCACCACTAGGTGGTGCCACAGGCGCAGGCGCAGGCGCAGGTTGAGTAATACCGACAACATTAGACGGGTTTGATTCAGCACTGGTTCCGTTTGCGTTTGTAGCAGTAACAACAAAACTATAACTATTGCCGTTAGTTAATCCAGTAAAGGTAAGAGAGGTACCAGAAGTTGTTAGAGTTGTACTAGTTCCAACAATCTTTACAGTATATTGAGTAACTGTTGAGCCGCCGTTAGCTGGGGCGGACCATGAAACTGATGCGGTGCTTCCAGTATTTAAATTAGAAGCTGAAACGTTTGTAGGGATATTGGGTTTTGTAGTAGCTCTAATTGGTCCTCTGCCAGCTGAGTTAGGTCCAGTACTACTTTGATTTCTAGCCTTAACTGTATAAGTGTACTCAATACCAGAACGAAGACCAGTAACATTTCCAGTTGTTGTTAGCCCAACCTGTGTAGTAATAGTTGCACCACCGTCAGATGGAGTAGCAACAAGGTCATAGCCTACAAGCGGTGATTTTCCATCAAATGTAGGCGCAGTCCATGTTAGGTTACACGCACCGTCATCAAAGTTTCTATTAGACCCAGTATCAGTTGCTGAGGTTAGAGTTGCTACACCAGGCGGTACTTTTTTCTGGGAGTCAACTGGTCCGACTCTAATTAACATTAGGCGCTCAAATCGCCAAGTAGAGTCCAGGTATTCTCAGCAAGCTTTATAAGAGTGGCTGCTGACCACTGCGTTCTTAAGTTTGGACCAGGAGTTGCGCCTAATACAACTGTGCCAGATTCTCCAACAAACGTTACATTTTGGTTTTGTCCACGAATAAAAGTTATTTGAGAACCAGTTGGAAAAGCTTGGCTAGCATTTAGAGGAATAGTCACTGTTAAAGCCGCACCAGTGTTAATACACCAAAATACTTTGTTTTTATCAGCTAATACTAATGAAAAATTAGAAGATTTTTGTTCAATTGTTGCGTCTTGAGGAATTGCGGTTACGCTACCAATAATGTTGGTTGCGTTTATGGTGCCAGTATATAATCCAGTAGGGGTAACAGCCGCTTGAACAACTCCAATGTCATTTTGCCATTCTTGAAGGTTTGCAGTCTGATTTTGAGCCCCTCGTACAATAATTCCGCGATTTGCTGAATTACCAGTGTCAACTCTGTTGCTATTAGCACCGTCTGCAGTTTTACGCAGATACTGAGTGTGTGAATCAGCTACAACACCGTTTTCAATGTTAGCAATACGTGCAGAAAGGCTTCCGTATGTAAAGGAGCTGGCGACAAAAGCGGTTGTAGGATTAGCAGCAGTAGAAACATGGGGGTTTGTACCAATAATAGACTGCATAGCAACTACCTCTTCTTGTAAAGAGTTGGGGTGCGAAGCGTCTACGGTGTCGGTGATATTAAACTTTGTATCAAATACTCGTACCGAACCTGGATATGATGCTGCCATTGTAGTCCTTTCAAATACTAATTCTGGCTTTCGCCATTTGGTCCTTTGCCTGGCTGGTTCCAGACGACAATACTAGGTTTTTCTTTATCCGTTGTAAAGAACTTACGTAAACCAAATCTAGAGTCTTGAACCTGTATTGGTCTAGGCTCTGCTTGTAAAAACTCCTTATATCTCATGGGGACCAACGGTTCCATTGTAGCGCATGAGTGTCTTTAGGCTTAATAGGTGACATGACAAAGGTTTTACGGTCCCTAAATTGGCGAGACGCCGTATCTGCCTTAACTGAAGAGGTAGTTGAGGCGGTAATTTCTGATTTTATAGAAGTCTTGCTTCTTTTACGCTTTGCCATTGAATTGTTTGCCCGTTAAGTTAACTGGTGGTAGGTGTGAGGTATCAGAACCTACACTTTTATACTCTGCTGACAACGCTTTTTCAGATTTTGGTTTAGAAGATACTGTTTTTTTAGCTGGTGCTTTTTTTGCAGGTGCTTTTTTAGCTGGAGCAGGCTTAGTTGATGAGGTTTTTACGTATCTATTAGCTTTTTGTTGCTCTTTAGCTTTATTTTTGTAAATTGCTTTAGTTGCTGATTGGGTTGATGCCATTTTTGGCATAGATTTGCGAGAACCAGTGCTAGCTCTAGAGCTAAGAGCCTCAATTCCGCTTGCAGCTACGCCTTTGCTGCCACCGCCTTGCCCACCAGAGCGCTTATATCCCTTACTCAGCATTGTCATACTCCGATTGTAGGTGCTTTCTAATAGTAAAACCGCATAAAGCACCCGTTAGAGTGCCTTATGCGGCTTAGTTTTTAAGGAACTAGTCCTTATCCCACTCGTCGTCTGGGTCATGTGCGTCTGGTTGGTGATTTCCAACCTTAGCTGGAGCAGCTGACAGCTCTTCTGCGGCTGCATAACTAACTGCGCCTGTTCCAGCAGCAATTGTGATGTTGTGCCCGTTTTGCTTAGCTTCTACTTGAAGGTCAGCTGCGCTCTTAGCCTTTGTATCAACTGCAGCAAATGCCGCGTTAATTTCGTCAAGGTCAAGCTTGCCGTCATTCATAAAGCCACGTGCTAGCTTCTCTACTACTGCGGCAACAGCGGTAAGACCAGCAACAGCAACAGCCGTTAAAGTGTCCACGCCTGCAATTGCTCCAGCACCAATAACTGAAAGTCCGCTAGCTGCAAAAGTAGCAACAATTCTTAATAAAATATTACCTATTGATTTCATTAATCTTCTTCCTTTGGGTTACGAATAGGGTAAGTAATTGCCCAAGCACCAAGGCTGAACAAAATTGCATACCCAACTACTGTCTTAGCGCTACCGTCTAAAACGACCCAGGCAATGAACATTCCAAGAAGTGTCCAGGTTTGCTCAATAAAGTCTCGTGCTAACTTCTTAATTAGATTCATGGCTTGCGTCTCCTAACGGCCCTACTATCTCCAGAAGGTGCTCCACCTCCAGAGTTACTGCTCCCCCCACCACCACTTGGTGCGGGTGAACCACCGACTGCTGCACCGACTGCATTAAGAGCCGCTCCAGCAGCGATAACAGTTGCAACCACCATTTTGGTTGCTTCTTCTCGTTCTTCTGGAGACATATCAGCACCGATATTTCCGAGTGCTGTTAAGACCTGACCTGGGTCATCGAATATTGCGCCAATGAGTTCTGCGGGGTTCTCTAATAAGACTAGCGCCGCAGCAACCTCTGCTTCAATTATAACGGGATTACCGTTCTCATCAGTACGAACGTCGACTGGAGTTTGAGGAGGTAGGTCTTCATAGGTTAATCCAGCTTCCTGCAGAGCCTCAACACTAACAACCTCTCCAGGTTCTAAATTAGAAACCAAAGCTTCTACAACGGCGGCCTTTTCTTCATCTGTAAGCTTTCCGTCAGCCAGTGCTTCACTTATTACCTCATCTGGTGTATTATCAGAAGATGTTTCTTCCAACGGATTATCTTGCTCTTGTTCTTCTGACTGTGGCTGTTCTGATTCTTCAGTATTACTCTCGCTTTGAGACTCGTCAGTTTCGCCGCTTTGTTCGGGGTCTGTTTCTGGTGACTCTGGGTCTGTGGTTTGCTGTTCTTCTTCTGAGTTTGTAGGTTCTTCAGATGAGTCTTCAGAACTATCAATATCATCATCAGATGTGTTACTCTCATCTTGTTCAGGCGTATCATCAGTTGATTCTTGCTCGTCAGGAGATTCAGGATTCTGGTCAGATTCCTGATTGGATTCTTGGTTTTGAGCCTCATCTTCGGAAGGCTCTTGAGATTGTTCCTGACCTTCAGGTTGAGATGGAGAATCGGGCTGAGGTTCAGTATCAGTTGGAGGAAGAGGATTAGATGGACTTTCAGAATCTGTCTGAGGAGGAGTGGTTGAAACATCGTCAGAAGGAGACGTTGGAGTTCCTGGATTTGCAGGCTCAGTTGGCGTTGAAGAAGAAACTTCTGGTTGAGAAGGAGTTGCAGGAGGCGGAGTTGTCGGCTGAGGCTGCACGACAGGCAGTTGAGAAACAGCAGTGGCGACTACACTCGCAACCTGAGTAGATTTTTCTACAGCAACATCTGCAAGAGTATTAGCAGTATTTAAAGCAGCATTAGCTGCAGAAGTAGCAGTTGCTGCATCGTTTGTAACCTGTGTAAGAACAGCAGTAGTTGACACAACAGCAGCATCAGCAGTAGTTTTCTCAGCCTGGAGGTTAGACAATGTTTGAGTTTCTGTTGTTAATGTGGTCTGAGATGTTGCAAGTGCTGTCTCTGCTGTTGTTTTCTCTGCTGTAAGGGTTGTAAGAACAGCAACTTCTGCTGCTTTAACCTCTGTCTTATCAGCAACTACTGCTGTTTGAGTTTCAATTTGAGCGGTTAAAGTTTCATTGGTTACATTAGTCATTGTTTGTACAGGCTCACCTGCAACTTCACGAACACCAGTGCGTTGCGGATACCAAAGATTAGTGGTGTTTCCAGCAACCGTTCCCACACCAGTCCACTCACCAGTTGTTGGGTTTACTGTCATTTTCCAATTAACGTTGGTTATGGGGCTGTTGTTGTCACCAAACTTCTTTAGGTTCCAATCAACTTCTAAAGTTGTTTCTGTAGTTTTAACAACTGTAGAAGTTCCTGCGCCAGCATTCATATAGTCGCTGGCAAATACTGAGATGCTTGGTCCATTAGGGAAATCCCACCAGATATGGTCTCCAGTGCCAAATGTAATAGTTGCCTTTGAAGTTACGTAAATCTGGCTATCTGCACCCTGACCGTTGTATACGGTGTCTCCCATTTTTATATCAAAAGGCGTTTGAATTTTAGTTGATGCATCATACATAACTGGAAGGGTGGTCGTAGTAACGTTTGGCGTTACTACTGGCTCTGGGGCTACGTATCCTGTAGTTGTATACGTTTTAGAATCGGCTGGGGTATTTTGAAGTTCTGTTAGAGTAGTTTGAGCGTTAGTAAGGTTAGTTGTAGCAGTGGCTACTACGGCAGTTTGGCTCTCTACTGCTGCTGTAGCTGTGACAACTGTTGCAGTTGCTGATTCCACAGCGGTTGTGGCTGTTGCAACAACAGTAGTCTGTTCAGTAACTGCGGTAGCTGCAACAGCAGCTGTAGTGGTAGCGGTTTCTACAGCTGCTGCGGCAGGTGCTATAAGTGCAGTAGCGCTTTCAGCAGCTTGCACTAAAACAGCTGCACTCTCAACTGCTGTCTGTGCAGTTGTAATTGCAGTTGTTGCTTCTGTAACAGCTATTACAACTGCGGTGTCAGAAGAAACCGTAGTTGGTATAATTGTGTTTGCTACAGTTGCCGTAGCAGTTTCAATCTTTTCTTGTACGGAGGTAACAGTAATTGGTTCAGGACTATTTGTTGGTGTGGCTACTGGCTCTGCCGATTGCATGGTTGATTGGTTGGGCGATGGCGATGAAGTATCTGAAGCTGAAGACGATTGTGGAGCTGAATCAGTTGAAGAAGAGTTTGAAGAACTCTCACCAGTTGATTGAGGAGCTGACGTTGGTTGTGGAGAGGCTTCAGAAGAAGTAGTTACTGTAGCCCCATCTACAGGAGCTGGGCTTGGGGCAGGGGAAACTACCTGCTGGTCAGTAGCAGGTTCTTCAGCATGCGCAGTTGATTGACCAAGTAAAAATAGAAATGTTGCAAGGAATAGTGCTGCGAAAAATCGCAGAAATATAATTTATTTATCCCCTAAATATTAATTTGTTAATACAAATTTTATTATAAACGATTTAAATAATTTAAGGGGTCAAACACATCTACTGATTGGTTAAGAAGTGCTGAACGTTTATCTTTTGCGTGATGACCGCAAAAATATAACTCACCATTCATAAATGTAAATACAACTTGAGCAGCAGCGCTGCAAAGGTCACACCTGTCCGCTGTCGTAAGCTCTTTAGATTTTACAACAGTTTCCATAACTAACCTTTCTTCTTTTTTGCTCTAAATTCTTTTTTATTAGGCAAACCTAAATCTTTTGCTACGGCTCTGCGGCCTTCTTTTTTTGTAGTATCTGCAGGAGGACCTCCTGGACGAGTACTTACTTGAACGTCTGTTTTCCACTTTAGGTCGCCCTCTTTAAGTAATGAGCGAGGACCTTCGTTATGTCTTTGAAAATTTCTACCCTGTGCTGCTACGTTTTTCATAACATCTTGCGGTGTACCCGAGTAAACAGAGGTTGTTCCAGACTGATATATTTGTTTTCCTTCAACAACGCTGGGAGCCTTTACATGGGCTGCAGCCGCTACAAATTGAGACTCTGAACGCTTATCCATTATCGTCTCTTCATTTCTCTTTCTTTGGTTGCTTTAGCATTACGCATTTGAGCACCAAAACGCTTCATATGGTCGCCACTTACAGGGCCAATAGTATCTCTGCGTGGGTCAGTTGATGGACCAGCTGTTAGAACGCGTTCAGCTCCAGTACGACCAGTGTTGTAGTCATACTCAGTAAGCTCTGCACCAGTCATGTTGCGACGCTTAGTAGCTTCACCAATCTGCTGTGCTAGAGCAGCCTTGTGTAGGTCAGATAGGTCATCACCTTTACGATAGATAGGCATTAGTAGCTGCCACCATCATATGCGCTACCTGGTTTTGGACGAGTAACACCTGATGCGCCTGCTGGCATTGCGCCTCCTCTAGAAGAGTTAACTTTATCTGCAAGTCTTTCACGATAAGGGGCGCCATATGGCTCAGTACCTGCGCCTTTTGTTCTAGGCTTTGAACCTGCAGGAATTACATTAACACTTTCAAACTGTCTTGAGGTAGGGTTCATTTTTCGTTCTCCTTCTTTCCTGCTCGGCGTTTGTTTTCCTTAGCAGTATTCTTTCCGTGTTTCAATGCTCTTAAGTTTCCTTTAGAGTCATTGCTATGATTGTTATCTTTATGGTCAACATCTGTCCCTCGAGGTAGCTTTCCATTCTTCGATTCATAATCGGCACGGGCCTTATTCTTCGAAGTAGTAACCCATTTACCGCCTACTTTTTTCTTGTAGACGTAGATTGGACGACCTCCGTTCTCTTTGGAGCCTTTGTAAGGTCCAAATTTCTTAGTAGTTGCCATTACTTAGAATCCTTTGGTCTGCTTGCTTCCGAACATCCATGATGGTCGGGATGAAAGGTTTGGTCAGATGATTTAGTCTTAACACTTAGAACCTTTCCTCGAATCTCTCTCCCACAATTATCGCATGTAGGAAACTGGCTGTCTTTCGATTTCATTACACAAAATTTGGATATGAAGGTTGCTGTGGTGGCTGTTGTTGGGTTCCGCCGTCTTTTTGACCTTGTACCATGTTTGCCACTCTACCAGCTACTCCAGCTTCTACTCCACGCACTGCTCCGCGTGTTGCAGCTTTTCCAACACTGGAGCCGCCTACACGTGCAATCATAGGCGCTAATCTTGCTACTGCTGCTCCAACTGCTGGTAACATTATCGTTCTCCTCTATTTCTGAATGAGTTATTTAAAACATCACTTGCTTGTTCAGATACATTGTATCTTCCATATGTTGGACGCGGACCCGAAAACATACCATTACGGTCATTTCGAAACTCATTGACGCGACTGCGTTTCTGCTTCAACGGAGGCTTTTTTTTCGTGTTTACACCTTTTTTATTTGGCATATCATTGCCAAAAGCACGCTGAGCTTTATTGCGTCCTAACGCTGGGTCGTTAATCATATGCTCCACCACCCTACGGTCTTGTATGCGTCAGGGTTATCCTTTAACCACTTCTTCATCATTATGTTCTGTAATTCCCAATCGGTGCGGTGGGTAAGACGACCACATGCGCTACAGATGTCCTCATCTGTCTCTTCATACACATGACGGCAGAATGAAAGAGTCATTAACAATCCCATTTACGTAGGGAAAGAGCTTTACGTGTTGGTTCTCCATTAGGTTTCTTCATTGCGCCTGGCATACCGCCCATACGTGCGCAGAATGATTTACGACGTGCAGCACTCTTAGGTGACTTCTTAGCCTGCTTTGCGCTTACTGGTGGCTTTAGATTATGTCCCTCTGCTTTTGCACTGGCACGGCCTTTTGCATTAAGACCGCCTTTAGGGTTCTTACCTTCTTTGCGTTGCCACGCTGGTGACTTAGCCATAGTTCCTCTTTTCACAAAAACATGAACAAGCGTTTTCTGTGCAAAGTCCGTAAGCGTCTAAGTTATGTTCGCACTTATTACAGATGTCGCTCATTTGTCGGGATTCCCCATCTTTAGAGCTTCATCAACATGCTTTTCAAAAGCTTCGTTGCGCGATGACCTGTCTAATGCGATGGGGACCGTTTTGCCCGTAAGTTCTTTAACTCTTCGCGTTGCGGATAAGTCAATGACTCTACGGGAATCGTTGGAGCGGCTTACGATGCCTTTTGCAATAGGGCCGAATGGTTCCATAACTTAAGTATCTCCTATTCTTGATTGAGCGTACGGATATATGTCACATAAGTCTCTGTAAGCATATGTATTAACTGAGGGCTAGTTTCAGGGTGTTTTTCCTCAAAGTGTCCCTTCCACGCGACTGCTCCCCACTCCAGTCTTCCACATCCGTTATTTACATCAGAAAAGATAATACGAGCAAAACGTGAGACACGCCCAGGGCAATCCAGGCTATCGTTCAGAAAGTTAATAAAATCCACGGCAAATAGGGTAAAAGGGCAATCTAAATTAAAAAGGGTAAGCGCAAAGAACTTATTCGGCTACTGCCTGGTAAATGTACCTTTTAAAAATATTTTGGGACTCCACCGCAATCGCGCCGTCGGGCTACTGCCCACCCCACCCATATGTAGGTGCTCGTAAAGCCTGGTGGCTTCCTTAGTTATCCACAGACTTAAGGGTGGGGGGTGTGGATATGTGGATAACATTGTTATAAATCTGAGACCATGTGCGCTTGCGTATGTTAGGGCTATCGCATATGTTTATCTCAGTGGGCAAGGCGCTCACAGTTAGGGGATATAAAATGTCAGTAAGTCCAAGCGAGGCTAGAAGCGAGGCTATCGCCTTAATTCTTAAACTTACCGCGCCTGATGTTAGAAACTCAGTTGAGTCTCTACTAGCAGGGGTTGTAAGCAACGCATACTCTCAGGGTATGGCTGATGGTTTCACCAAGGCTGCCGATATCGTCGGCAATATGAAGGCCTCCGCATGATTGCCCGATTTCTAGACCTACTTAGCGAGCGCCGACGCGCTCGCTATGTAGGGCCTCATGACCTGAACTCACCCGTGGGGCGCTTGATGTGGTTCATGGAGGATAAGCCACGCATACGCTACACCAAGACTCTCTACACAATAGACATGGCGATTGAAATTATCACCCACCCACGCAGGGCGCAGGTGTTATACAAGGAGTGGAGGTCTGAGCTTCATGCTTGATTATGAAACACGAGTGTGCACTTGGGAGGCTAATGGGTGCAACGATAAGCCTCACGAATACCGCGCCGTAGTTGGATGCGATAGGTGTGCAGGACATGGCCCTAGCCATGAGCCATTCACACGAGGACATCAACCTCATTGCACAATGAGTTGTTGTTTCTAGACCAAAGGCCCGAGACTTCCCCCTCGGGCCTTTATTATTTAGGGCGCCAAACCCGAAGCCTGCCAAAGTTTGTGTTGGCCCACCCACCCCGTTCTATAGGGAGTTGTTGAAGAGATTGTGGATAACTTTTAGAAATCGTTATAAATCTGTAATCGTGTCGGCTTGGTGTTGTTGGTGTGTTGTTATATTGTTATCTCATAAGCGCAAGGGGCGCTTATAGAATAGGTAGGTTGTTATGTTCGGCAAGTGTGGAGTATGTGATACCTCTGAGAATATCGTATTCTCAGGCGTGGACGCGTTTCTTTTAGAGTGCATGGAGCAAATCGAGCGCATTTGCTACGATTGCGCCAATGAACAGAAGGCAAAGGTGTCCGCATGATGTTTTATAATGGTTTCAATCTGTTGATTGACCTTATTCTTGCTGGTGTTGTTTTCTTCTTCTCTTACCGCGCTGGCTGGTTTCGCGGTTATAGTGAAGGACAAGCGGACGCGGTCTGTGATGATTGCGAGCGCATGCACAAGTTAGAAGCGGAATACGCTTATGACTCATGGATTGACGCACGAATTGAGGAAGACTTGGAGGCAAAACATGGCTACTAAGTGGCACCGCGCCACCTACAAGGCGCACGCGGAAATCATCAAACAACTGATGAACCCCGCAAATGAGGAAGTATTAAAAAAGGTTGCCTACGAGTTGGCGATTATCTACGGCGCAGATAACGGCAACTTTCAAAGGGATAAGTTTCTCACCGCTTGCGGTGTGAAGTAACAACCCCCTAACCAAGAAGCCCCGCAGAAATGCGGGGCTTTTTGTTTGTGTTGGGGCTATGGGCTGGGCGTGTGTGTTCTTAAAGCTTGTGAACACACAGCCCATAGCCCCAACACAAACATTGCCTGTGGATAATTATCTGAAGATTGTTATCAATCTGTTATGCAGAGAATGAGATAGTACTAGCGCGTCCTATGATAGGCTGGCCATTGATAGGCACCCGCCTATCCTTATGCGAAAGGGGAGAATCGTGGCTCATAACCTCGAAACTCACGAAAACGGGCAAGTTGCTTTTGCCCTACGTGGCGCTCCTGCATGGCATGGGTTAGCAAATGCAACTTTTGACGTGGACGCGGATATTACTACCGCGGACATGCTCAAGGGCGCATTGCTAAATGACTGGAATGTACGTCTTGAGCCAGTCATCTATCCTGCAGGGTATCGTACTAAATCCGCGCTCAACTATGTTGTGCGTACTAATCCCGTCGACGCTGGCGCTGATGTGCTTTCCGTCGTAGGTGACCGCTATTCCGTATTCCAAAATGAGGACCTCTTCAATTTTGGCGATAATATTTTGGACGGTGGCGCCAAATGGGAATCCGCTGGCTCAATCAAGGACGGCCGAATTGTATTCGGTAGCCTAGTTGTGCCACGCGAATTTATTCTAGACCCGCAAGGCGTCGCTGATAAGACCGTCACTTATTTATTGGTGCACTCTTCACATGACGGTAGCGCCAGTGTGCAGGCGTCAATCACGCCCGTGCGCGTCGTATGCCAAAACACGCTGAACATGGCGCTAAAGTCCACTAAGCAATCTTTTAAAGTGCG